GCTCCGAAATCAGCATCAGTATAAACTAACCCTCTGTTTTCAAGCGCAGCGAATAGTCCGTCAGATCCAGTGATTTGAGTACCTCCACCTAAATTAGCAGCCGGCGTAATTGCGTTAGCAGCTTTTTCAGCTTCAATCATACTCATTTCTAATTGATCTTCAAAACGAATTCTTGCTTCGTGCTCAGACTTTAAGTACCATAAGTACCCAGAAGTTCCAGCTTCAGTAGTTACTTCAACCCATCCAATTTGTGCAGTATCAGAACCGCTTACAGCATACTTATCTCTAAGAATGATTGGCTTGTTGTTGAATTGCTCGAAAGCAGCGTCTACAGATGTACCAGCGTTGCTTGTACCTTTAGCATATTCAGAACCGTATACAAATACTTTACCAGCAGCGTGAGCAGTGATAGCTCCAGCATATCCAGCTATAGTAAGTGTTACATCTCCTGCTGCATCGGGTGTACCAACAGATTGTACATAAGCTTTCTCAACAACTAATCCATTAGCTGAAGCGACTACAATAGTAGCACCAGGTCCAATAAGGTTAGTTGAGTTGTTATTGGCGTCACCAGGAATAACTACAGTTGTTGCTGTAGATACAATTGGGTCGTATGCAATGTGTAAACGCCCTTGCTCAGACCATACTACTTGGTCAGATGCCATAGGCATTTCAGCTCCTACCATACGTAAGAATCCAGAGATAGTACGGTTACCGTATCTTTCTACTTCTTTCTCATATACTTCTGGTAAGAATTGTTGTGTAAAATCTAAATCTGCAAGAGTTAGATAGTTGTCGTTAAACAACGTTTGTGTTGGGCGTGGCGTTAAGTGAGCTAATGCTCCTGCGCTACCCGTAAATGATCCGTTTGCGGCCATAGTCGTAAATTTTAAATATTAATTATTTTTTTCTTCTAATTTTCAACTTGGAAGAGCTTTGACCACCTGATACTGATTTGACAGTCCAGCCGTTAGAAGCTTTGACAGTTTCGTGGGTCCCTCTCGGATCCATGTCAATGTTCTTGGCTTTAGCCATCGTCTCTTTTATTGCGTCGGTTTTACCTTGCTGATAAAAGTGATTTGCAATCGCGTCAGGGTTCATAGCTGTAAATAAGGATTTATGATATCCGGCCGCATCATTCATTTCATTTTTATCATTCAAGAACTTCTTGACAAAATTTGTGATGTCGGATTGACTCTCCTTAACTTTATCTGCGTTGTTAACTTTGAAACGAAATTTCTTTTCACCAACACTGAAATCAAAACCTTTGAAATCGTTGGAAAAAAGCTTTTCTGTTTTAGCATTAAACGTAGATTGTTGTTGTGCAGCTATTTTAGTTGCCTCCTCGTTGTCTTTTTTATAGCGATTAAAAAACTCAACCGCTTTTGATTGTTCTGGATTTAATTTAGATCCAGCTTTAACTTCTTTATAGTATTTGGTTTTTAAACCTTCTAAGTGACTTTTAGCTTTAGCCACTTCTTCTTTGTATGCTAATTTTGCTTTTCTAACGTCTCTCTCTTCGTCTAAATCCTCATCATAAGAAAAGTCTTCCATGAGAACATCAATATCCTCTTTGTCAAGATACGGTTTTGTGTTCTCGTAATATTCTCTTAATAATTGCGTTTCATTTAATGAAGCGTAATCCGTGTTAAGTTTTACATAATCCTCCAGGCTTCCCCCAGTCTCATCCATAAACTCAACCACTTTTTGTATATTTTCTGGCAATTCAATACCAGCATCCGCTTCAACTATAGCTTGCTCAACCTGTTCAGTTAGTTCCTCTACTTGATCTGTTATTTCTTCAATAACGGATTCCTCAGCTTGAACGGGCTGTTCTTCATTTTGGATGGGCTCCCGTACTTCTTCAACCACTCCTTCGCTACTTGGCGGGTTTTCAGGTTGTTCGACAGGAACATCGCTTGCATTTGTTTCTTGTTCTGGAACGGCATCTTCTTTTGGTTTACTAAGCTCGTCTAAATTAACCTTAATAACGCCTTCATCGTANGACATTGGGTTTTGCTCTACTACAGTTGTTTCTTCAACAGCTGGAGTTTCTTGTTGTGTTTCTTCTGACATGATAAAATATTATATAATTATTACTATTATTATTACCTAGGATCAAAGGAACCTAGGTCGAAATCCCCGCTAAGTATATCGTTTCCACTGGATTCGAAGTTTTTAGGAGGCAAATCATTTTTTCTTTGATTTATTAATTCACTCTGTTGTGTTGCTTGCAATTTAGTTCGATCGTCTTTTCTATCTTCTTTTTCTACTAGTTCAGACTTTCTACCTTGAACCTCAACTCCTTTAAGCTGCATGTTCATTGAAAATTCTAATTGCATTAACTCTTTCTTTAAAGCAGCTTCTTGCATTAATCTTTGGGCGTCAATTTGTGCTTTAGCTTGTTCAAAAGCAACTTTTTGCTGAGTCAAAGCTTGTTGCTTTTGCACCTCTGCCATTGCAGCCGCCTCTGTTGCTTGAGCATTAGCTTGCGCTTGAGCCTGCATATTTTGCTGTTGCATCTGCTGGTCTAGCATTTGCTTTTCTTTCTTCCTTACTTTTAATAACTGATTAGCTAGCTTTATATTTTTTATATCTCTTAAATCAATTGCGTCTGATAAATCAATCATACCCGCTGCAACTGCTGCTTGTATATTGTTTTCAAGAACTGCTTTCTCTTCTTCATCTGGTGATAATTCTATAAATATACCAAAATCATATAAATATAAATTAGACATTTCCTCTAATACAGCTACGTTTTGGTTGCCTATCTTGTGTATAAAAGCCTCTCTAGTTGGAGAGTACTCTATTATATCAGATATTCTTAACGATAAATTATCGCATAAATCAGATGTTAAAAACAAACTACCGTTTAGTATATGCCTAGTCGCTGTATTAGAATTAGCCGCTGCTAGTTTTTGAACACCTACTAAAGCTCTAGCGTCTGGTGTTGTTCCATCTCTTGCTTCGTTAAGGCCAGTTACATCTCTTATCATTTGCAAATAATAATTATATGTAGCTATTAAACTTTGAAGCTTTGCTCCGCCTGAACCTGTTTGCAATTCCTGTATAGGTACTTTGCCGGGATTCATATCTCCCTCTTGCGTAAATGATCTACCAATAACAGAACCTGTTTGGAAAAACATATTCAACGCTTCTTGAGGATTATAATTTGTACCATTACCTAAGTCAACTTCGGCTAAACCATCAGCGTCTAAGTAAACACCATCAGGCACCATCCTAGACATTACCTGTTGAAGCTTCAAATGTGTAAGCTGAATCATATCCGCAAACCCTGTTATACGCGATACGATGCTCTCTATCCGACCTTTATACATTCTAGGTGCTACTATACTATAATTCATTTTAACCTTCGTATAGTCGCTCTTTGGCCTTATCATATTTTTAGCCATTTCCCATTTAAGCATCTTACCTCCTAATACTTTCACCCCTTCGTATAAAACTTCCAGGGATTGAGAAGCTTTTGATATTCCGTACTCCTCCATTAATTCTGGTGGCGGATTAAAATCATCGCTTTTAGGTATAGTTTTTTCAGCNCCTGTTGCTGTTTCTTTTACTTTATAAACATCATTAGCAAAAGTCTTGTAGTTAAAGTACAGTATTTGTACAGTGTTTGAATCGTCCTCGTCATAGTTAGTCAGCGTGCGGTCATAAAAGCCGTTATTATTGTATGACTGACTTGATATTTCAGATAAATCGTCATTAGTAAGACCAGGAAATTCTTTTTTAAGCTCGTTTAAATGAACTCTTCTAATTTCACCTACATAATATATATCATCAAAATAAGGTGATTCAGTATAAGACCAAACTAAGTTAGCGGGATCAACGTATTCAACTTTAACTCCTTCTGCTTTAGAAAATGAATTCTTAACAGCTCCTATGCCTATAGTGGTTAAATCGTAATTACATCTTCTTTTTATTAAATCATACTTATTACCCTCTAGTAAAACATTAAGTGCTTGTTCTTCGGCTAATTCTACTTGTTGCTTATAGCTAAGCTGCATGTGTAAATCGAGCTCTTCTTTGTTCTTTGGCAAAGTCTCTTGATCTGTTTCAAATAAATTAACCCCAAATTCAGCTGCCGCAAACTCGTTTATCTCTTTAGTTTGCATATCTCTTATGATAGCTTCCATGTACCTTGTACGTTTTTCAACGCCGTACGGATCTTGTGAATAAGCTTTTATGTCAAAAGTTCTTTCTGACATTCCGTTTACTACTATATCTACAAACTTAGGTATAACCGGAACAGGCTTCCAATCTAAATTCAAATACGACAAGTCGCCATTGATAGACAACTCATCTTTATATTTTTGTATTCCTTGCTCTCCTCTTGCGTACAATCTAAGATTGTGAAAAGTGTTTTGATTACTTTTAAACCTACCTAGGCCGTTATCGGTTTTGAACCACTCGTTCTCTATAGCTCTACCGATAGATGTACCATAATCTAGTGACATCTTTTCTTCATCGCTCGCTATTTGGCTCGGAAAATAACTTGTTATAACTGACTCAGCCATATTTTTATTTTTCTATTATTTTGGAAAACGCACCTGAATTGGTGTATTTAGCTATTCTTAAATTTAATTTTCTTTTTTCTAGTTGAGGTACGGGGCGGTATAAATTCCTATTGCAAGCCATAATGGCAAGACCAGAACTTATAGCGGCATCAAACTTTGTTCTTTTGTTTATGTCAAACTTTGACCAATCGTTTAAAGTTTCATTAAAGTACATTGTACCGTATTGCCCGTCACTCTTTAATCCTACGTGTTGATCTATGTAAGATTCAATTGCCGCAGCGTGTGCTTGTTTTATATCTTCACTTGAATTAGGTATTCCGCCTATTTCTTTTTCTGTTACGGATAACTTGTTCCATATTTTATCAGGTCTGTTCATTGAGTACCCTCTATAACCTCTTCTTTTAAAATAATAAAGCAACCTTGGCTTGTTGTTCTCACATAATAAAGGCATCCCGTAAAATACACATGCCATTAATACATCTTCAAAAAACATCTCAGCTGTTTGAGGTCTTGCTACGTATTCAAGGAAAAAAGTATTAGGTGGATGATCTTCTAAGCTAAACTTAGTTAACCCGTGCAAAGCCCCCTTTGAACCTCTACCATCAGTTGTACCTGATATATCGTAACTATCACATCCGAATGCNCCCATGTGATCATTACCTGGGCTTTTCATATTGTTTTTAATTACTTGTTTATTTTGTAATGCAACTGTAGGCACCCAAGATAATTTAAACCTACCGTTGGGATTTGGTGTAAATCTAACTTTAGTGTCTTTTATTCCGTTCTCCCAACTAAAGCTTCCTGTTGTTATTACATTAGAATTACCTAAGTCTTCGTTGTAGTCTATTTGCTCGTATATTTTAACTAAATTAAATATACTGTTTTTAGTCTCATCTCTAAACGCGTGTTCCTCTGTCCTAGGGAATTGTCTATAAAATTCATTAAGAGCATCTTGGTCTCCTTTTAATCCTTCTACTTCATTATTCCAATGCTCTATTACCCCTTGATCTATTTGTTCCCCGTGAGGTCCAACACAATCTTCTGGTGGCTTATCGAAGACAGGCATTCCAAAAGAATCAATGAATCCTTCGTAGTTCCATTCCATAGGTATGAACAAAGAATAGAGTCCTGACTTGGTTTGTCCATTTCTGTTTCTTTTTAAAACATTAGAATCGTTGAATAACTTTTTAAAATTCTCGCCTCCCTTATCTAAAGCGTTTGACGTTGATCCCATCATACACTTGCCAATAATTCTGCTTCCTAATCTCAGCGTTGTTTTCGTAACCCTCCAGTTGTTGAGGATGTTGTCCGGCTTCTCCCATTTACCCGATTCATCATGGACGAGGAGTTTAAGCTTTTCACCATCGTAGGAGTTGTCACCTGTATTCTTCCAGTCGATCGTGGTATCGAGACCCTCGAGGAGTTCCTGATCTTGTTTATTTTGTATGGATTTTCTAGTGAGTCTACTGGCGGGTATTCTATAGGCGAGCTCGGTCTTGGGGCGGTCCATACCGTCTTGGATCGGTTTGAAAAAGAATGGGTAATTAACCGATATTGGTACCACCTTATCTGTGAACATTTTTTTAGCATCGGAACCCGATTTGGACAATATGCCGAACCGTGAATCCGAGGAAATTGTAGCAAGGTTAACTGATTCAGCTGAGGACATAAAAGAGAACCCTGATCTACGGTTTTTAAGATAACACATTCCATAAGCCCGGTTGTCGGCTTTGCAAGCCTCCCAGAAAATGAAGAATAATCTGTTTGCTTCCCTAAAGTCTGGGAACCCAACATCAATTTTGGACCACTGCAAGTACATAAAGTGAGTGCCAGTAATGTAAGTAGCCACACTTTTATTATTGAACCAATGGCCTTCTTCTCTGCGTTTAAATTGTTCATCTATATATGGTTCCCATTTTTTATGAAAAGTATCAGGGTAATCCCTCCAATCAAAAACACTTTGTATTTGTTTTAATTCTTTTGGATATTCTTCAACNGTCCACTTGTTATTTGATTTATCTAATTTAGCAGGAACTTTAGGTAAAGCTATTTTTAATCCTTGTATATTGTACACTTCACCTATCTGCCCTGTCTTGCTTATTACAACTACGTCATTTTCTTTATTGTAGCCGTATTTCCATTTTCTAGACTTATTTAGCCTAGATATAGTATTTTGCTTTATTGGCGTTATTACACTGTATAGATTTTGCTTATACATTACCTAGATCTTTTTTCAGCAAAACCTTTAAAAGCCTCTTTTTTAACTTCCTCTTTCGGCTTATCGTCTAGTAAGTTCTGTTCTTCTTGTATTCTGTTTAGTATTTCGAAAGCGTCAAAAATAGCTAGCTTTTTAGTTGCTGCTGCGTTCTTTAATCTATCAGCAGTAATATCGTCTCCCGAATCAACGATAGCTTCTTTAGCTACTTTTATTAATTCTTCTACTGCTCTATGCCCAGCTTGGATTATATTCTTTTTCGTTTCCTTGACGTTCATATTTGATTGTGATTTGATTAGTTGGTACTCTATATAGCTTTTGCCCGTCTATTATAAACTCGTACTCGCTACTAGGTTTAAAGCCTATTAAATCCTGCTCTTCAACGTCTTTGAGATCTGGATCTTTTGTTTTAATAACCCCTATTAATGGCTTTTCAAAATTAATAGAAAACATTTTATCTTCATGAATGGGTTTTACGAAATTATAACCTTTGCAGGCTTCCCATTTATTTTTTCTTTTATAAGCATATACNTGATCAGCGCTTACAAAAAAAGTGTCGTTTTCGAAATAGCTTTTGCTATTCTTTTCATTTCCTCGTATATCTCTATACCTTCTAAAAACATTATGGTGCACAATAACCTCATCACCTATTTTTATGTTTGTTTCAATTCCTAGTGGTATTGCTATCACTATACCTTCTCTACTTACATAATTGTGATTTTGCAATTCTGTATTTAATATAAGTTTTGAATCACCAATTACTTTTTCATTATTGGTTCTGCTGTTTTTAGGTTTTACAATAAACTCAAAAATAGCTTTCATTTAGTAATCTATATTATATTCAATAGCTATTGCCATGTTTTTATTGAAATCTTTCCAAGGTAGCACGTCGTCTCCTTTCTGTATATAAATAGAGTACTTATCTTTCTCTTCTATAATATTAACTATAGTATGTCCGCCGTAAACCTCTTGACCTACCGCGTAGTGCATTGCATCATTCTTATAGTCTTTACCTATGCTAATCTTCCTTAATAGACTCATCTTTCTCTTTTATTTCGCCTGTAGATATATCTATGTCTACTTTACCGTATTTGTCCTGTAACTCAGATTGCTTAGATTGGAACTCTTTAGACGCTTCGGTTATAGCGTGTAATAACTCGTGCTTCTGTGCTTCTATACCTCCTATTTGCAATTGAAGATTATTAATCTTGTGTATGCCGGCTTGCAATTCGTCCAGCTCTTTTTTTTCTAATTTACTCATTTAATTAAATTTAATTGTTATTTTTTTTATTTTTGCTTTAGATAATTAATAATTACGTCTAAATCAACATCTTTTAATGCTTTATTCCCCATAGCCGCTTTGTTTTCGTTGAACCAATTCTCCGGATCAGACAAGCATTTTGCATATTGTATTATCATTTCCTGGGGAGTATCGACTATAAATCTATAAGCGGGACAGCCTACTTGCAAACTCCATCTATCATCAGGAAGCTGCATTATAGTAGTTTTTTGTATTTTAAAATTAGGCTTAAGTGCTGCCATGTTACTTAGATTGCATTGATTTTGCTTTTTCCCAAGATCTTCCAACAAAATAAGCACCATAAACCGTTACTAACAATGTTTGAAATATTGGTATATATTCCTCGGCTATTACGAATTCCCCAATGTTGCCATCGAAAAATGCACATACCGTAAATATAAATGTTAAATATATAAGAACAGCTGGCCGAATATTTTTAGAAAGAAAAGAGTCAGATTTCATATCTGATTCCCATCTTGCGGTAACTTGCTCTTGAGCCTCTTTATCTGCTTTTTCTAATATTTCAGTTATAAGTCTATGTGCCTCAAGTTTCTCTTCCTTGGTTGTCGTAAGCTTATCGATAACGTTACCAACCTCTTTGATAACGTTACCGGATAGCCATTCCCATATTTTTTTCATTATTTAGATTTAATAGCCTCTGATGCTTTTTTTCTTTTTCCTGCGGCTCTTTTATTAATTCTAGCTTCTCTTCTTTTTAATCTTAAAGCTTTCTTTGTGTCACCGCTAGCAAGGGCATCAATACCTTTTTGTCTAACCCTAGCTGCTCTCTGATCTTTTCTATCAGCTGACTTAGTATTTCTTACCGCTTTACGAACATCTTTTTTTGATGGCTCTACTTTTTTACCTTCAGGCTTTATAGCGGAGGTTCCTATTTTTGTTTCGATTTTTATTTCTTTAGTCAATGGCTCAATACCTTTGGACTTAATCGTTGAAACAGCCGCTACCTTTTCCCTTTTTTTCGGCTTGGCATCCCAGTTTCCTGTTNCAGTAAAAGATTTTGTTTGTCTTTTCGCTTCCTTTATATAATCAGCTTTTGACANACCCGCATACCTTTTAGTTTTCTTAGCTTTCTCATAAGCCATATCGTAACTAACTTTTGGCCCGTGTATCACGCCGGTTTTCTTAACCTTAGGATTTTGTTCAACAAAGTTGGCGTACTCTTTTTTTACTGAATAAGGAGTCATAGAAAGATCATCCGAAGGGATAGCTTGCATGGCATTGTTAGCTTTCTTATTTCCACCTATTGAGCCTAGTCCATCTTCTCCTTTTTTAATGGATTGCCCGTCATATCTATCTTTAGCAGGTGAGGACATTTTCATTTTAACAGGAGCACCCATGTTTAATATAGGTTGTGTTACCATACCCCCTTGGGTTGTTCTTTTAATTTTTGCGGTTATAGGACTGCAGCCTTTTTGTTTATATGCCATCTTATTTATTTTTATATGGGAAATATTTATTTAATGTTTCTTTTCTTTTTTTGCAGCCACACCCTCCAGGTATTGTATCTGCTAATTTTTTTATACCTGTAGCTTTAGTGAAATTTTCTATAGAGTCTCCTAATCCTTTTGGTTCCATAAGTTAAAATTATTAAAGTTAATATACCAATGTGATATATGTTTATATGCGCTTCGCCACATGCTCCAGTTAAGTGTTCTAACATTTCCATCGTCTTCGCGCAGCACAAATCCTTTTATCCGGAGTTTTACTGCAATTAATACCGTGCATTTTCATTTGNCCCTTAGACCTAGCGCAATACGAAGTACGCCTTGACCCTCCTCCTGGCTGGGGCGCTTTAAGATTCCCGCCTGTTTTTTTATTGTAGGCTTTACGTCCAGCTGCTGTCATACCAGCTCCTTCCTTTGCGGTTAAAAAGTGTCTACCTTTTCCTTTAGTTGTTTTCCTAAGCTTTTTTATTGCTGAAGATTCCTCAGGTTGCGTGTAAGCCATAATTATTTATTTTTAAAGTAGCCTTTCTTTAAAGCACTTTTCATTTTACCCGGAGCTCCTTTAATAGCCGCTTGCAAATGAGGAGGCAGCGTATTTTGAGCGCCTTGCAGTTTTTTAGTTGCGGGACTTTTAGCTTTCATACTATAACCCTTTTTAGTCATTACTAAGGGAGTATAACTGGATTGTTTATATAAATCCAAACCAGAACCAAACCCGCCTCCTAAACTTATAGGGGCAACATCAATACCTACCTCACNATTAGATTGTCCTGTAGTTACGCCGTTAGCATCTGCTTCTTTTTGTTCGTTTTCTTCATCTGCTACCTTTTTAGCAGCATCGAGTTCAGCTTTATCTTTTGCTGCTTTTGCTGCTGCAGCGGCCGCGGCTTTCTCTGCTTTATTCTTTTTTATAGCATCTCTTTTGAATTGAGCTTTTTGTTCAGGATCTGATTGTTCACCTAAACCTCTATCTCTATCCCCTTTGTAATACTCTTCTCCAGCTAGTCTACCAGACTCCCTTGCTAATGTTTGATTTTTTGCTGTATTGTCGGCATCTATAAATCGATCATTTTGCTTATTAAACTTACGTCTCTCCTTGGCGGTTGCATTGTCGTTTAATACATATTTACCGTCTTTAAAAGTAACACCTTTATTTCTATCCAGTCTTCTAGCAGCCTGGTCTCTTTCATTTGTAGCTTTTCTAGTCCCTCTTTTTAAACGATTTATTTGCCAAGGCTCTAAAACTCTACCATGCTTAGCTGTTTGTAAAGTGCCCTCATAATCTAAGTCATCTTCTTTAGTTTCCACTGTGCAATTAGGCGGAGTACCTGTTGAACCTGGTGGGCATGTTTCAGTAGTTGTAGTTTCTGCTTTTTTCTTTTGCTCAGGTGAAGTGTCTTTCCACTCTTGACATTCTTTACTTCCGGGTCCACCTTTACCGGTTTTAGCTTTGTATTCTGCGGAACACACCTGCTCGTCTTTTGCGTAGTTTCTCTTTTTTTCAGTTACCTCAGAGTCAACATTTTTAGTTGTTGTTCCCCCTGCTTCACTTCCACCAGCAGTCGCTGGCGTGTCTTGCTTTAAAGGGGAATATTTAAAAAGAGGTGATCTTTTTACTCTGCTAGTTATTGGTTTGCTCATGTCTTATGTTTTATTATTTAGGGTCTATTGCGTTTGCTGCTTGGCTATTACTTTCTGAACTTGCATTTGCATCAGCTGAGTTATTAACAACTACTTTTGTGCCACCGCCGCCGCCGCCGCCTTTTTTACCTCCGCCTAAAGCACCTAATATCATAGGAGCCGCTTTCGCTATAGCTGCAATTGGTAATTTAGCTGGGGAGCTTCTCATTTCAGCTGGAGAAGACTCTCCTGATTGTCTCCCTGCGTCAAATTCTGCTTGTAAATCACCTATGCCAGCTTTCTTGACTGCTCCAATTTTAGCCTCTCCTTTTATAAGAGCCATATTCATTTTGCAAGCGCTTGACGCTTTGCTTGTTATTGATTTTGCTTTATATCCCATTTTTATGAATTTTCGTATGCTTCTTTTTCCCAAGGCAGATTTTCTGCCCCTTCGTTCATTTGATCTCTTTTGTATACTCTAGCGGGGGATTTGGTGTCTTTTTTCCATGTTACCGTATTGTTATCATACTGCAACTTACCTTGAGCCATCTGGTCTAAATGAACTTGTTCATGTTTAATAGCGTCCTCCTTAGCCTTACCTTTTAATGCTTTGTCTATAAATATAGTGCCGTCATTATTAGCCTCAGCTAGTATGCCTCCCTCTAGTTCTTTTTTAAACACCGGAGTGTTGTAAGAGGATGTTTCTTTATCTATACCTACAAGGTCTGAAAATTCTTTTAATCTAAATCCCATTATCTTTCGCTGTCGTTTATCATATCATCAATAGCTTTATTATAAACTTTATCAGTATATGTTTTGTTTTTGTAAAATTTACTATTACGTGAAACCGGTAAATCTTCTTGTCCTAATAATATTCTATATATTCGCATTATTAATTGACTACACTTTAGTGATACTTTATAAGCAGCATACTTTGAGGTTGTTCTATTCCGTTCTTTAAAAACATCAATCCAACCATCTCTTCTTAATCGCTCCCAGCGATTTTTATCCCAACTATAAGTATAAGTACCATTAATAAAATCATTCCTAGTAAAAAGTTTTTTACAATCTAAATATATCAGCAACTCTAAATCAGCATCTTTAAGATCATAAGTTTTACAAGCCCATCTTCTAACAAGCCTATAATACTTAAACAAATTCATATCTCTTAAATCTTGGCTAGTAAATATCATTCTATAAGAACTATATCGGGAGCTTTTAAAACTAAGTAAAATTTATCGTCCCACTCTATACCGTGCCCTGCGTGTTTATCATACCAAACCACATCATCTTTAGCTATTACAGGTACTTGATCACCAACACTAATTACTTTAGCTTTTAGGTATCTAATATCTTTGTTTTGTTTTTCAGTGAGCTCTAAGCCTCCTACTTTCTTCGGAGCCTCTTTTATTTTTTCTACTATTAAGTAATAATTAATTGCTTTCATTATGCTAATCTTTTATTACTAATTACACAGTCCGCGGATATTATTGTTGTTACAACACTTACCGCATTTTTTAGCGCCGATTTTGTAACCAAAACCGGATCTATAATACCTGCTTTAATCATATTAACTTCTTTGCCGGTCTTAACATCAATACCTCTATTTTTAATAGTAAGCTTTTTGATCTCTACAATACCAGCATTGTCTAATATAGTGTAGTAAGGTGCTTTGATTGCTTTTAACAATATCTCTTCACCTTTGTTAGTGGGTTTAATTTTCTGCGAAGCATTTAATAAAGCAATTCCACCGCCAGCAACTATACCTTCCTTATAAGCGGCTTTTGTCGCATGAATGGCATCTTCAACTCTATCTTTCTTTTCTTTTAATTCAACTTTGGAATCAGCTCCAACTCTTATAATACCAACTTTACCAGTTAGCATAGATAATCTTTGTTCTAGCTTTTTTCTAAAGAAAGGATTAGTTTCATCTGCAATCTTATCTTCAACAAAAGATATTCTTTCATTTAAAATATCTCCATTTGTTTCAACCTGCAGCACTGTACCTTTTTCATCAGTAACTGATTTAACTGCTTCACCTAATACATTAGGGTCTATTAAATCTAAGTCATCTCCAAGTGATTCATCTATTATAGTAGCATTTGTCAATATAGCTAGGTCTTCTATAGTATCTTGCCTTGTTGGTCCAAAACCAGGTGTATCTATAATGTTTACCTTAATATTACCTTTTACTTTATTTGATATTAAAGTAGCTAAAGGCTGCTGCTCTACTTCTGAAACTATCAATAAACTTCTTTTGTTCTTTATAACGTGTTCTAAGACGTTTTGTATTCTTCTTATATTAGGAATAGGAGAGGACACAATAAGCACGTAGGGGTTATCTAAAACGGCAGATCTCTTGTCTTTGTCTGTTGCTAAATGTATTGATTTTAATTTTGAATCAAATTGCACTCCTTCAACGAATTCCACGTAAGTTTCGTTCGTTTCAGACTCCTCCATCAATACGACTCCATTGCTTCCAACTTTTTCGTAAGCTTCTCCAATTTTGGTTCCAAGTTCTTCGTCGTTGTTGCAGCTAATAATAGCAACATTTTTAAGCATTTCACCTTCAACTGGAGTACTGGACTTATCAAGATATATCTTAACTTTGTCAGCACCACTAATAATGCCCTCTTTAATACCTCTAACTTTTTCTTCATTTAAACTTTCGTTAGCTATTTTTAACAAAGAATCAGCTAGCACGGTAGCCGTCGTAGTACCGTCACCAGCTTCTCTTACTGTATTGCTAGCGGCTTCCTTTATTAATGTCGCTCCTATGTTTTCAACCGGATGTAATAAGACTACGCTTTCCGCAACGGTTACTCCATCTTTTGTAATTACCGGTCTACCCAAGGCATCTTCATATATTACGCATTTTCCCGAGGCTCCTAAAGTGGACCTCACTGCGCTTGCTAATTTATCAACACCTTGCATTATTTCATTTCTAGCGGGTTCACCGAATGTCAGTGTCTTCACTATATCGCTTGGATTGTTTGTTTCCATGTATTTTATTTAATTTTATTTAATTTGCCTTTAACCCGGCAGGGTTATTTTTTTAGTCTGTTCCTTCTAATATTAAAGTAACTTCAACATCTTCCCCTGTATTTGAAAATCCAGTGGATGTAGATGCGGTAAATGCTAATAAATTTCCTTTTTCGTATGTTAGGTTTAACGCGCTAACATCTTCAATAAACCCAGGATAGTCTCCGTCAGAGGTTCTCCATTGTTTTGCAATTGAACCAACGGTTGTCCATGTACTTGCTGATACTACATTCAAGTTAGGATTAGCAGCTTTAGAAAACTTAAAAGAAACGGTGGCGTTATTATTTACAGTAGTCATACCTACTGTACTTGACCACTTGACAGCTATAGCTTTAACTTTGCAATCACTCATTATGGTTAAATTACCTAAATGATCCGATGCTGTGGTTAATTCCGTACCCCAATTTACAGTGTCACCTCCAAGAACATCCGCAGATCCTCCTGCTGCTCCGAAGTTTACAAAGGTACCAGAGAAAGAATCCCTAATTGAAGAACCAGATGCTGGTGTTGCTGGATTAAAGAATACGCTTTTTACTTCCTGATCCTTAAAGGGTAATACGTTTACGAAAGCCTCAACTTCGCATTGTATTAAAGCAGCATTGAATTGTTCAAGTGTTGCGTCTGTTACTTGGTTGTTGAAAGTAAACCTTACTATATCATTTTTATTTGGGTTGTTTTTCTGAGGCCCTAATACAAAATCTATTAATAGCCCTCCTTTAACCACGGATAGTATTCGACTAGCATCGAGCACCACTTGGCCTTTAACTTCTGTTTGTACTACTAAATATCCCATTTCTTTTTTTTATTTAAACGTTTTAACCACTTTAGGGCCTTTTATAAATTCTAATTTTTTACTGTAGTGCTCGATTGTGGAATCTATAGAGGTTTCTGCAGCCTCCATTGTTTCTCTTCTTGTTATATCGACCCACTCGTCGTCTTTTCTAAGATCTTGGTATTCTGTTTGGTAATATCCGTTTGGTAATTGAACTATTCGCCAGTTAGCTTTATCAGCAATATGATTCCATAATTCTAATCGATCTTCTGTTGGTTGTGGTTGACTACTCCACGAATTAGTCTGGTAATAAACTGTCATTGGTTTAGGTTTTGTAAGTTAATTTTGGTTTATAAAGTTATTATTACTCATTTTACTAATATATTAATACAAAAACACATGGTACTCGCTAAAGTCCATGTGTTTCGTTATAATTGGGCGCTTAACAAGGCGCCCCCGCACCAATGAATAGATCAAAGTCGTCCCAAAATACAAGTTTTGCAGTATTCAGAGCCCGTCAAGTAGAGCTATTAAGCGCTACCTCAAGTAAAAGAAATTTCAGCCATAAGCCTACTCAATCCTTGTCAGTTGCATGTCCGGCTATCGTCGGCGTTTGAAATACAGTTACGCTTCATCCGTACTCGACGCATCTCCGCATCCAGATCCAAGGGGTCACTACTGCACCCGTTCACCCCAGTGACTCCCTGTGAGGGGAGCCAAAGAAGCTACTAAGATGCCCGGTTACTGTTCGTGTGGGTAGTCCGTTACTAGAATGCAACCATATCGAGCTGGTGTCCACTAAATGCAAAGCTTTCAGCACCGCTTCTGCTGCAGGAGTTGGCTTCAATCCGGGTACAATGTTATCCTAGGCTAAAGGCCAAAAAGGGACGCAGGTTAGAGACGGGGTTTACTCCCTCGGGCCACCATAAGGTATGGAGAAGGGCATGAGGTCGTCAGAGGTCCCGAAAATCTCCCCGCTAAGGGAGAAAGTCAGGACGTGTCAGTTACAGGGGCCCCTCTTCAAAGTCTAGAGGGTGATCCGCTCAGGTTAACGTATTAATGCCTTATGTTAAGAAAGGTTATGCGCCTTTCAATCCACCGCACCTTTGGCATAGGGCGGATTTTACTCACAGTGCAAGAAGGAGGACCCATACAAGAATAGATGTCTAGGATCGCCGTCTTCACTTTCAACTTCAAATTGGCGACGTAAATCCACTACGAAGCAAATTACTACCTATTGTCGCTGACTGTGCAACCTATCACAGGGACAGGGTCCTATCCCCACAAAAAATGTAAGAAGAGACTCAGTGTCACTATATCAAGGAGTCGTGCAGGGGCGCCCACTGAAGTTCCTCCAGCTGCCACGATATGAATACCGTGAAAACCAGGGGTACTTATCAAAGCGCCCATGTACTTTATTTATAATTCAGAGAATCCGATGCCGTTATCTTTAGGATCGGCAGCTTTTCCTCCAACTAAATTTATTTTTCTAAGAGTATGTGAATAAGTCACTACTCCTTTTTTTGTTTTTTTAATTCTAAACCCTATAGGCAATCTTGCGCTGTTAGGGACACCCCTGACTATAGCGCTGTAGCCTGAAAGATTTGGAAATACTGGTTTAAAATAATAATCAAATTTAAAATCATACCAATCACCAGCTGCATTAGTTATAGGTAGAGAAACAGGTCTTACATTATAAGGAGGTGATGTGTGCACTGGTTCTTCTATCTTCATACCAGAAGGCTTTTCCCCTGAAACACTTGCTCCCCTTTTTCTCTTTTTAGTAAATCTCTCTATAACAACCTCGTAAGTTACACCTGGTTCTAAAGTTAGATTTTCAAACTCCATGTATAATAATGGTACAGCTACCACCATACTACTNTTCCATGATCTTTGAGAAGGATAAGTTTGTGTTTTGCTCTGTCTTAGCTTTATACCTACTAAATCTAAATCAGCAGCCTCGTTCTCGCTTATGTAATCAGTTAGCTCTTTGACAGAGAAATTCTTTGTAACACTGTTATTCTCAACATCGGTACCTATTAATTTATCCGTACCCTTTATGTTGGTGTCTAATGCGTATGTACTTATTCTTGCCATTTTAGTCTGTATTATAGTTTGCGCCACTTTCGCTCTGGGTACCTTGCCCTTCGTTTCCTCTGTTAGATTTTACAGAAACAAACTTTTGTCTTTTGTGATCATAGTCTTGTCCTTCTGCTTCAGACGGATTTTTTCTACGTTCTCTTTGAGCGTGAGCTTTCTTCGCTTTTCTAGCAGGTGACATCGCGTAGGCTTTATCCCTTGCCGCTTTGTCTCTTCGTGCTTGTGGCGATAACTGTTGTCTCATACTCTCTATGATTACGCTGTTTTTATTATTATTAATCTAATAGTGACAATAGGTTGTTACTATTTCTATATAACTACCTAACGTCGTAGACGGAAAAAAAAATATTAAAAAATTTTTTGTTAGATATATGGAACGATTGTGTTACGCTATGCTATACAATTTTTATTTGGTATGCGGAAACTTACTTTTTTTTAGGGGGTCCCCTGTGTTTTTCCCGGGTCTGGCCTGGGGTCTGGCCTTAGCCTGGGTCCGGGTCTGCAGCTGTCCGAGCCTGGCTGTCCGGATTCCGTGCAGGGTTTAGCCTTTTCCCTGGGCAGGATCCTGGTCCTGGTCCGCGGTCCTGGCCGTGCTGTAGCCTGGTCCTGAACTCTGGTCCTGAAACTTTTGCAAGCGTACTACGCTGGTCACCTGATAATATATATGAATAACAAATAACAATAACAATATGAAAACTAACAGAACATTCCACCACAACAGACTGATCAACATCGCAACAGGTATCGTGGTCTACGGCACAACAGCATTCATCGGCCTGAGCCTGATCACAATCATAGCGCACATGATCGAGCACGGCGCGCCAACATCCTTTGGGATCTACGGCTAGAGCTTTGCAAGCATAACACGGTGACACACCGATAATATAAATGTATAACAAATAAAACTAATAATTATGTATCAAACAAATCAACAAGCATGGGATGAAGTCATGCAAGGTATTAAAGAGTCTGAGCGCAGAACTGTAATCTGCCAGCAGATGTTCGGTCAGGACAACCTGATAGGTCTAACAAACGAGCAGCGTGATCTGTTCTGGGAATCGATCTGATGCTGGTTCGTATCGACACGAAGAACTGGCGCGGCAATTATAACAGTCGCGTGGTTCGGTTCAACAACGATCAGCACCTCAGCAATTATCTGCGTGTGTGCTATCGGGATGAAGCCACATCCAAAGTGATCGGGCACGAGATCCTGGAGCGGGACTAAGATCCTGGCTCTGGCATCTGGTCCGGCTTACGGCCTGCTTTTGAAATAGGAGCGGAAGAGTATACTCCGCGGTACGCCGCGTATAGCGTATAGCATACGCTGTATAGCACTTTGCAAACGTAGTACGTAGTGTATTCGATAATATATATGAATAATAAATATAATAACTATGAATCGAATTGAACAACTAATTGAGGATAGATATCCTGGACAACTAAACGAGATCTTAGATCAAATCGAGATCTTATCAAAAGAATATGACGAAGAACAATTCCTTGAAGAAGATATACTAGAAAACATACTAATGGAACTAGATATAATCTAAACAAATTTGCAAACGAAGTACGACTAGTAGTCGATAATATAAATGTAACAAAGTAACTTAATAAATAACTAAATATAATAAATTATGACAAATCAAGAATTATTACAACAAACAATTTCAAAATTATCAAACGAAGAAAAATTGGCGATCTATCCACCGATCGAAAGAAAGAACTTCGTAGTCCGTAAAAGTTGGATGGGTAGAAATCAAATCATTACCTTTGTCAACAACAAAAATCAAAAGATTACCTATAATCATGATGAGGTATTAAAAGTAATGTTACCTAAATTAAATATCATGCCTTGTTGGATCAAAAGAGGTTACTGGTCACAAAGTACCGATATGCCTTCAAACGTTAGACAAACGATAATTGAAAAAGTAGACCTTGAAAAATA